CGATACCTGGCAGCCGGGCGGTATGACCGTAAACCTGAACAACGAGTTCTACACTCACGACAGCCTGTCCGAATCGGAACTGACGCGGGAGGCGGAATCCATGGCCCAGCGTTTGAAATGGGGTATCCCGTAAGGAGGTGCGCATGGCAAGGACCGTGCCTGTATATGCTTTTCAGGCGGCGGACGGCAGCACCATCCGCTTTGCCGTGGACAGCGATCTCTGGATCACGAACCTGACCGGCGATGACGGCCTGGACGTGGAAATGACCGAGCAGCAATCCACCGGGCAGACCGGCAAAACCATCACGGGGCAATCCGTAGGCAGCCGCAGCCTGACCGTGACCGGCAGCATCCTGCGGGACCTGGATGCCAACGAGGCGCTGCTGAAGCGCCTCATCCGCCCCAAAGAGGCCGCCCGCTGGCTGAAAACCGTGGGCGATACCACCTGGTATCTGGATGTGCTGCCCGCCCATACCCCGGATGTGAGCGGCGGGGAACACCTTTTGAACTTTCAGTTTAAACTGAAAGCAGCGTACCCCTACTGGCGCACCGTGGAAACGGCAGCCACCATGCTGGGCGGCCTGGAGGGCAGCTGGTTCCCGACCCCTGTCTCGACCGCCGGCAGCTGGTACATCAGCAAATACAAAAAAGATGTGTACACTACCGTGGTGAACAGCGGCAGCACCGAGACCGAGTTTGTGCTGACCCTGACCGCTGCGGCCCGCGTGAAGAACCCGATGCTGTGGCACAACGGCAAGCGCAGCTACCTGAAACTGAACAAGGAAATGCTGCCTGGTGAATCGGCCATCATCTCCACGGTGGATGGTTCCCGTGGCTGCACCTACCGCCAGAGCGATGGTACTGATGTGAACGGGTTCCGTTGGCTGGACTACGACAGCGACCTGTGGATGACGCTGGACCCCGGCGACAATGTGCTGCGCCTGACGGCTGACGAGGGCCGCGAAAACCTGACCGCCACAGTGACGGCACCTAAGGGGGTGGCGGCCGGTGTCTGACGCTTTACGCCTGTATGTATACCAGAACGGGGAGCGCATGGGCATGGTGGACAGTGCCAACAGCCTGCAGTGGGCCCCGGCCTTTGCCGATGTGGGTGAGATCAAGCTGGTGTGCGGCGCTACCGCCACCAACCGCGCCATGCTGGTGCAGGGGGCCGTGCTGTACAACCCGGACACCCCCGGCCTGGCCGCGCTGATCGTAGCCACGGAACTGGACAGCAATGCCCGCAAGCTGACCGTGCGGGGCAAGTTTACCCTGCAGCGGTTCGCCCAGCGGATAGCCAAGGGCAAGACCACCGTGACCGATGCAGCCGCAGGGCTGCTGGACCTGTGCCGTGCCAACCTGCGCGAGCTGGAAGTGGCCTTGCCGGATGCCGCTGATTTTACTGCCCCCTGTGAGGCAGTGGACCTGGAATGGGTGACCTGCCTGGATGCCATGACCCAGCTGGCCGAGACCGGCGGGTTTGGCCTGCGCTGCGCCTTTGACCCGGCCACCGGCAGCGAAACGCTGGAACTTTTGCAGGGCAAGGACCGCAGCGCACCGGGGAGCGATTTGTACATGGGCTACTTTTCGACCCGGATGCAGAACCTTTCCAGCCCAACCTATACCGAGGATGCCAGCGACTACGCCAATGTGGTGCTGTGCGGCGGCGAGGAACCCAGCGAGGGGGACAGCTTTACCCGGTATTTTTGCGAGGTAGGGGACATCACAGCCGCCGGCAATGCCCGGCACGAGCTGTGGGTGGACGGCAGCAGCGTAAAGCACAAATACACCGTGCAGAACGCGGACGGCAGCACCACCGAGAAAACCTACACCGAAACCGAATACCAGACCGCCGTGCAGAACTATGCCCGCGCAGCTCTGGCCAATCACCTGGGGACCCGGCAGCTGAAATGCACCGCCGCCGACAGCCAGATGATCTACGGTCAGGACTACGCCCTGGGCGATATTGTGCCGGTGCGGGTGGAGGAGATCGGCCTGGAAGCCACCGCGCGGGTGGCCAGCATCAAGATCATCTACGAAAGCACCGGGCGCAGCCTTTGCCCTGTGTTTGACAACTTTACCTTTAAAAAGGAGTGATGTGCTTTGACCGAGCTTATCTGCTGGCCGCTGGACAATAAGCAGTATACCAGCGTGGCGCTGGGCGCAGCCTATGCGGCCCGCAGCCGCGGCGTGCTGAACGCCGACAGCTTTGCCGCCAAAACCAACGGCAACAATACGGTCACTGTGGGCAAGGGCGTGGGCTGCATCCACGTGAGCGATCAGTGGGCGGCGTTCCCGTTCAGCCAGGGCGATGTGACCCTGACCTTTGAGGATGCCGACGGCGTGAATCCCCGTTGGGATGCCATTGCCCTGGTGTACGACAAAAACGCCAACACCGCAGGTCTGGAAGTGCGCAAGGGTACGGCCTCGGCCAGCCCCACGCTGCCCAGCCTGCGGCGCAGTGACGACTATGACGAGATCTTCCTGTACCGGGTGACCCGGCCCACCGGCGCTACTAAGATCAGCGCCGACAACGTGGTAGACCTGCGGCTGGATGGCAGCGTATGCGGCCTGATGCGGGATACCATCGACGCGGTAGACACCAGCGTGATGGAAGCCGCCTTTGAAGCGCTTTTGCAGAAAATCGAAGCCGAACTGAACCAGCTGAACGCCGGAACCTCGGCCATGATGCGAGCGACCTATGACCCGCAGGGGCGGCAGACCGATATTTTTAAGGCGATCGACAAGGTCTCCAACATCTACTATGCCACGCTGACGCTGGGCAGGTGGACGGCCTGCAGCAGCGCCGACCAGGCCAAAGGCCTGCTGTACCAGCAGACGGCTACGCTGACCTGCGCGAACAGCCATGCGCCGGTGGTGACGGCTGCCAGCGAGTTTTTGTCCGGCATCGGCTACGACAAGACCGGGGTGCCCGCTACCGATGATGTGCTGAATGAAGTGCAGGACATCATCAACGACGGCGTGACGGTCACGGCGTACAATTCGGTGCTGGTTAAGGTAAAAGAAAAGCCCACCGCCGAAATCCGGGCGCGGTGGGTCATTCAAAGTTGATGGAGGTTTAGCATGAAACATTCGTTTGTATGTAGTTTTACCCCCCCCCGTAAGAAATCTGCGGCATGTGCTGCGCGGGGTGGCTGCTGATGGGTGTGGCACCGAGGATTCCGGGTGAGAACGCAAAAGGGAAAATGCTTGCACAAATCTATGAATACGGAATAGGGTCGGCAAGCATTAAGGCACTTTACTGTAACGATAAATTGGCAACCGCTTCAGATGGCGCTTTTGAAATCCATATTAAAAAAGCGGGTACATATCGGCTTATTGGCTGGGTGCAGGCACGGGATTCCGCCTATAAGGCTTATTTGAAATGCAACGATGCTACAATTTTCGGTCCTTTTATTAACAACGGTTTTGACCTTGAAAAAAAATTAAGTGCAGGAGATGTCATCAGTATCCCCAGTCAGTACATGGATTATTATTCTACAGCATCTGCAACATTGATTATACTTACAACTTAATGGAAGCGAGTGATTTTATGGGAATGTCACCGAGAACACCGGGCGGCAAAAAATTGCAGCTGCTTACGACCGTTACATTTACACCTATTAACGGCAGCAGTACCGCCACAAGCTCGTTTCAGACGTATGACCTTTCAGAGTTTAATGTGGTAGGAAAAAAGGCGGAGGACTTTTTCGTTCGTATTTCCGGTTTTACTTCCAGCCCTGCCGAAAAGCAAAGCCGTAGTTTCACGAATTTGGAAATTACCGGTTTTTCCAACTCGGTTTTAACCCTGAAGGGGACATATACACAGTATGACTACCATGCCAACAGTCTTTACTTAACTGTAGAAATTTACGTCTACAAATAACGAGGTACAAAATGAAAATCTACGATGAAATCACCAACGAGGAACTGACCTCTCCCGACCTGTCAGCGGGCTATCTCTACACCGCCAGGCGCGTTGCCGAGCATGTGCCGGAAAGCCGGGAAGTGATGCAGGGCACGGTCACCGAGGATAACCCGGAGGGCCTTGCGCACATTATCTCCGGCTACGACAAGTACGAGGACTGCCAGCTATACCACCGCTACACCGTGGCCGAACTGGCCGAGCGGCAGCAGGCGGAGATCGAGGCAAGCACCATTGTCCTGGACGATGCGACCAAACTCTCCCTGATGTTGGCCGAGATCCCCACCGAGGCCAAGCCCACCATGCCCCCGAAACTGGGCTACAAGTGGGTGCCGACCTACAGCAGCACGGCGGGTTTTGCGTGGGAACTGCAGGAAGACCCCAACGCCTACGGAACCAACGACCGCCCGCTGTACTGGGTGGACGGCATGACCGTCTGTACCGGCTACTACTACACCGACGGCGACAAACTGTACATGGCCCTGCAGGACGGCGCGGCCCCGGCGCTGACCGATACCGAGTGGTTCGAGGTGGTGTGATATGTATCGCGGTACGACTCCGACCTTTACCTTTACGCTGCCCATCGAGTGCGAGACCATCTCCAAGCTGTCCGTTGCGTTCAAACAGGGCGGCGAGCTGCTGTTTGAGCGCGGCCTGCCGGACGTGACGATGTCCGGTAAGGTACTTTCCTGCACATTGACCGAGGAGGAAACGCTGCAGCTTCGCGGGGACACGGAACTGCAAATTCAGCTGCGGGTGGGCGTGGGCTCTGCCCGCATGGCTTCACAGGTGTTCCGTGTGTCGGTCAGCCAGATTCTGAAAGATGGTGTGCTTACATGACGTTAGACGTACAGTTTGCCGCACCCTCCGCCTTTGTGGTGGAGTTTGGCACCGATGCCGATCTGGCCGCCGACCTGGGGCAGACCACCATTTTATCCACCGCGCCGCAGTACAAGGGCGAGACCACCGTGACCCCGCGCACCTACGAGGAGACCCGCCTGGAAACCAAAGACAAGCTGATGCCGGACGATGTGACCGTGCGAAAGATTCCCCGGTACGAGGTCTCCAACGATTGCGGCGGCGTGACCCTGATTATGGGAGATGAGTATTTCAATGGCTAACCAATATGTAAATAAGGTCATCATCGGCAAGGAGGTCAAACTCGACCTGACCGCCGACAGCGTGACCCCGGACAAGCTGGCCAAGGGCATTACCGCCCACGATAAGACCGGCGCGCCCATCACCGGCACCAGCACTAAGGACGTGGATTCCACGGATGCTACGGTTGCTGTGGCCGAGATGCTGGAGGGCAAGACCGCCTACGCCCGCGGTGCCAAGCTGACCGGCACGATGCCCAACAACGGGGCCGTAGCCGGGAAAATCACCCAAAAGGACGGCAAGTACACCATCCCCATGGGCTTCCACGATGGCAGCGGCAGCGCCGCCATCGATGAGACCGAGCAGGCCAAGCTGGTGCCTGCCAACATCCGCGAGGGTGTCACCATCCTGGGCGTGGAGGGTTCCATGTCCTCCTCCGAGGGCATGAAGCCCCAGGCCAAGAGCATGACCCCGACTTTTGAGCAGCAGACGGTGCTGCCAGACAGCGCATACAACTGCCTGTCACAGGTCACGGTGGCGGCCATCCCGACCAACTACGTGGACAACGCCGCCGGCGGCCAGACCCTGACGGTGGGAGGCTAACCATGGCGGTGAACAAGGTGGTGCTGGGCAGTGAGACCCTGCTGGATCTGACCGGGGACACCGTGACCAGGGACACCCTGCTGGCCGGACACACCGCCCACAATGCGGCCGGGGAACAGATCGAGGGCGAATATACGCCCCCGGATGTGTTCACCGGGGCCAGCGCCGAGGCCGCGGGCACATCCGGCCTGGTACCGCCACCCGCTGCCGGGGACGAAAAGAAGTACCTGTGCGGCGATGGCAACTGGGCCACACCCGAAGCGCAGACGACAATTAAAATTTGCAGGTGGTGAGAATATGCCCGTTTACTTAGGCGACAAGAAAGTCAGCATTTTTGCGGGGGCCGGTGCCGCACAGATGCAAGAGAAATCAGTCGTGCCAACCGAGAGCCAGCAAACCGTAACCCCCGACACCGGCTACGATGGCATGAGCCAGGTCACGGTGGATGCCGTGCCCGCGGGGTACATTGGCAGCGGTGTCACCAAAAAGGCGGCGGCGACCTATACCCCGAAAAGCACCGACCAGGTCATTGCAGCTGGGCAGTATTTGTCCGGGGCGCAAACCATTAAAGGCGATGCCAACCTTGTTGGCGGCAATATTCTGGCAGGCAAGTCCATCTTTGGGGTGGCGGGGACCGTTGTCATCCAGAAATTCTACATCGGTAGTTCCGAGCCCAGTTCTTCGACCGGCAGCAATGGCGATTTGTATTTGCAGACTGGGGGCTAATGTATGGCAAGTGTAACATTGGTTCCTGCAGGATATGATGGCCAACGCTCATCGTATATTTCTGTAGACACATCTTATCCGCTTTCAAATGGCCTCACCAGCGCAAGTAGTGACACCTTTGCGGTGCTAAACCTGAACAAAGGTGGCGGCGCGGTTTCTAAACTGGCAGTCAAATTTGATGTGTCAAAGATTCCGTCTGATGCCAAGATCAATTCTATCTCTTGTAAGATAAAGGCCAGAATTTCGAATGCGTCACCGTATATTTTGAGCGGTGTTGCGCAGTTGTATTGCGGCACGGCCGGGTTGAGCGGCGAAATTGAGTTGGGAACATCCCCAGTGGCTCAGACTTTTAACGATACCGGCTGGTGGGATCGTGAGAGCCTGAACGAGCTTATCTTGCTGATTACCTGTACACGCGGCTCGCTATCCGCAAACAACAGCCATACTTTGCGTTTTTACGGCGCTGATCTGACTGTAGACTACACTGGCGGCAGCACTGGGCCAACCGAGCAGCTGATGCTGAAACAAAACGGTGCCTGGGGAGCCGTTTCCAAGGTTTACAAAAAGGTCAACGGTGTGTGGGTGGAGCAGAGTGACCTTGCAGGCCTGTTTGATACCCAGACCAATTATGTAAAGGGGTGAGGAAATGGCAAAAACAACCGTTACGGTCGGCGAATTTATCTTGAACGTTCTGTCCGCCGAACAGTATGCAGCGGCGGCCAAGGCGGGAGAGATCGACCCTAACCAGATGTACCTTACCCCCGAAAAGCAGCTTGTAGTTACCGTCAGCGAGGACGAATACGAGGCCATGAAGGCTGCCGGTACGCTGGACGAGGACGTACTCTACGTCACGCCGGTGACCGAGCAGACCACCATCGCCGAGGCTACCGAGACCACCGCGGGCCTGATGCCGCCCAGCGCCGTGACAAAGCTGAAAGGCATCGATGAGGGCGCGAACAAGTACACTCACCCGTTGCATACGGCCCGGACCCGCGGCCTGTACAAGATCACCGTGGACAGCCTGGGGCATGTCACCGCTGTTTCTGCCGTGCAGAAAAGCGACATCACCAACCTGGGCATTCCGGATTCCGACACGACCTACGGTCTGGCCTCGGCCTACAGCAATGGCCTGATGAGCCCGACCCAGTATTCCAAGCTGAGCGGCATTGAATCAGGTGCCAACAAAACCACGGTCGATGCCGCACTGTCCAGCAGCAGCGCCAACCCGGTGCAGAACAAAGTCCTCTACGTTGCCCTGCCGTGGGAGTATTACGCCACCTTTTACGTGGACAGCTGGACGACCGCCACCACGGATGAGCAAGCCCAGGGCTTTGCCTACAAGCAGACCGTGTACCCCTCGAAGAAGATCTCGGTCGCACCGACCCTGACCGCCAACAGCATGTTCTTGAGCCTCGGCTCGACCAACAAGACCAGCGTGTTCGCCACCGATGTGATCCTCGCCGATTCGATGGACAAGATCAACGCGGGCCTGGTCTACACCGGGTCCGGGACCATCACGGCGTTGGTAGAAGAAAAGCCCAGTTCGGACGTTGTGATGAACTGGTGGCTGAGAACATAAAAAGGAGTTTTCAAATGAGATTATCGAACGGTGAAGTTTTACTCCGCTGGCCGCTGGACATTCATGTATTGACGCAAGGATGGTATTACAACGACGGCAGTTTGCACCAGGCCGTTGACCTGCGCACCCAGATTGACAACATGTATATCCGCCCGGTCTATGCCGCCGAGGACGGCACCGTGGATCAGACCCAGGACTGGGACGGACACACGCGGACTGGTATGCAGAGCTATGGTAACATGGTGCGCATCAAGCACGCCAACTACAAAAACAAGACCTTGCAGACGCGGTACGCCCACCTATCCAGCTATTGCGTCAAGTACGGCCAAAGGGTCAAAGAGGGCGAAATCATCGGCTACAGTGGCGTGACCGGCAATGTGTACGGCGCTCACCTGCATTTTGAGGTCATCCTGGGCGGCAAGCGCACCAACCCACTGACCTGGCTGGACAATGACTATACCCTTGCCACGGGCCGGGAGTATCAGTTTAACAAGGGCGAGCATAGCGTTGTTGTGCCGGAGACTGACAAACAGATGCCCAGCACCGACACGACGACCAACGAGGCCAAGACCGTACAGGCCATCTTGATCGGCCCGTTGGACGCCCAGACCGCCGCCGCTTTTGACGATGCGGCCAAGACCATGCAGCTGGGCGCTGACCGCTATTGTGCCCTCGCTGTGGATGCTGAGGGCAAGGCCGTCATACGCTGCGCGACGCTGTCCGGCATGGACGCAGTCAAGCTGTACCAGATCGCCCAGGCGAAAGGGCTGAAAGAGGAGTATTTCTCTAAGTTTGTGGGGTGATGTGGATGGAGCAGATCGTGGTTGCGCTCATCACGGCAGGGCTGGGTCTTGTGGGCGTTATGATTACCAACTATTTCAGCAACAAGAGCCTGGGCGACAAAGTGCAGCACCAACTTGAAGTCAGCCAGGCCGTGACCGAAACCAAAATTGAGGAGTTGACCCGCGAGGTTCGGGCGCACAATAATTTTGCCCAGAGGGTGCCTGTGCTGGAAGAGAAAATGGCCGTCGCCAATCATCGCATCGCTGATCTGGAGCGGTGCCACGAGAGAGAGGAGAAAACCTAATGCAAGATTTTTGGAAGAACCTTGCCGCGCTCATCAAGGTCAAGACCATCGTGACGCTGATCGTCGTGACCGTCTTTGCTGTGCTGGCCCTGCGCGGGGGCTTACAGCCCGACACCGTGATGACGATTGTGACAATGGTCATCGCGTTCTACTTCGGCACACAGAGCGAGGGCAGGTGCCTGTTTTCTGCAATGATTCAGATACATT